ATGTGGAGTAATAAGCGTCATGTGATTGTAATGGGACAAGAAAACTTCCTTCGATGCGGTTTCTTCAGGCTTGTCGAAGATGAGTGCAAGAAAAAAGATTATCTTGCTTTTTATTCAGGAGCCAACAGTTGCTTTTGTAATAATATCGTTGCTAATGATTGTAGCCAGGCGCGTCTGGGTATACTTTGCCTGGGGTGTGAGGATTTTTTTCCTCACTGGTTCTGTATGTTTTTAGCGTTACTGCAAAAAACGAGCGGTAACGTGCTTATTTATACAGACAGTCATAAGTTGCTGGACAGGCAGAAGAAAAGCTTACTCTGTCGTGTTTGTGACTTAGAGCATATCCTGGATGTTTCAATGCCCGTTAGTTATCTGTCATATATTATTGAGCATTATATAGAGAGGCAGCGTTCGCACTCCCAGAACTGTAGAATATCTTCCCGTGAGATTTCTGTGATCGATGGCTTTCTGAAAGGCATTGATACGGTCTGTCATTCTTCATGGCTGGGGATTGATAAAAAAACCCTATACCAGCATCGAAAGAATTGTGCAAATAAGCTGGGTATCAGAAACCTCAAAGACTTACTCAGAGTCTGACTGTCGGGAGGAAATGTGCCTGTCATTAGCATTAACAAGATTGACTGGTTCAGGATCCTTGCTGACCTGAGCAGGAAGGGATATTCACTGCAGGGCATCGCTGATGAACTGGATGTTGTTGCTTCAACACTCATTGGCTGGAAGAAGGGGGCAAGTCCGCGTCACCATACCGGTGAAGCGCTTATTGAAATGTGGTGCCGCGTCACTGGCAGCACCCGTAAAGAGGTGCCCAGAGAAAAGGTTACGCAAAAGTTCATTCTTCATCCCGCCAGACATGCTTGCAGTCATTCAGAAAAATGAATCAGGGCAGACTCATAGTGCCGGTTTTATATCCCTTACCGGCACAGAGTCTTTCTAATGAAACTTGAAAGCGTTGTTAAGTATCACTCTCCACGCTCTATTGCACATTTTTCCAGCCCAGGATCTCTTTCTCCGGGATCCTTATCTGTCAGCGACATCATGGCTGCGCTGGGTATGACAAATAAGCGCGCACTTCTTGGTTATACGGCTTTCTGCGGCAAAATGGATTTGAGTCAGCAAGACAAACGCCACGCCGTCAGTCAGCTGACTGCTATCGGTATCAGGGAATCAGTGCATTATCCGGCACTAAGGAAGCTGGATGAAGCCGAGCGTATAGCAGTCATAAAGATTATTGCGGGCTATGCGTTCCTTGATTATGCACGCAGCCCTGAAACTTCAGTACCGTGTCATTCGTGCAACAGCAGTGGGTACAGGAATGGTAAGCGTTGCTCTAAATGCAATGGAAGGGGCAATGTCCGTGCTGCCTGTAAGGATTGCAAAGGGCGGGGCCAGTCAGTTAACAGGATGAAAACCCATCTGCAGGGGGTACCCGTTTATCAGCGCTGCAAACGCTGTGCAGGACGAGGGTACGAGCGTATCTCCTCACTGGTAGTGTTCAGGGCGGTCTGCCAGGTAACGCAGGCTATTTCTCTGGATACCTGGAATAAGAGCGTTAAGCTGTTGCTGGAATTTTTGGTTACTGAACTGTACAAAGAAGAATCCTGGGCTGAAAAGCAGTTTATCCACGTGACTGAATAGCAAGCGATAAAGATGTGAATTAAATTATCGCAAGCTATTTACTTTTCCATTTTTTGTGGTAGATTTCTCCTGACAATGGGTAACTGAACCTCGAAAAAGCTTTCCAGCCCTGGCATCCTTGTCAGGGTTTTTTTATGTACTCTGTTTCATTTCCAGTTTTTGCTTCCCTCTGTTCCGTTTCCTTTCTTCTTTAACATCCCTGGCGCCCACTCATGAGCAAACTGACAACCGGTGTCGCTTACGGCGCATCTGCGGGCGCTATCGTCCACAGCATTCTGACTTGGTTTAGTCCGGAAGAATGGAGTGCACTTGGCGTTATTGCAGGCATAAGTATTGCGATGATTACGTGCGTGATTAACTGGTATTACAGGCGCAAGGCGACAATGGCAGAAATCAGGGCACTTAACTGTAGTTGCCGAGATAGCAGTCTTTAAGTGATGGCAGTTTCAGTCGCTTTAAAAAATCGGTTAGTCGTCGCGGCTGGCACCGGGGCGTTTGCCATAGCCATACTGCTGCTCAGCGGCCCTCATGGACTGGAGGGCCGCGTCTATGTGCCTTACCTGGATATTAGTGGGGTACTGACTGTCTGTGATGGACATACGGGGCCGGACATCGTCAGAGGGAAAACATATACGGACCCAGAATGTGACAGTCTGCTGCGCTCAGATTTAAAAGAGGTACAGATTCAGGTTGACCGTCTGGTGAAGGTCCCTCTGCAGGAGTATCAACGTGCTGCGCTTTACAGCTTCGCCTTTAACGTCGGTACACGTGCCTTTGCGGCCTCGACCCTTCTGCTGAAGCTGAATACCGGCGACTACAATGGGGCGCGCGACGAGCTTAGCCGCTGGATTTTTGCACGTGGCCAGATACACAAGGGCCTCATCAACAGAAGGCAGATTGAGCGCTGGCTATTTGAAGTGAAGAGCAAAGATGATATTCCACAAAATTAAGCGATCTCTGCTGATGCCTTTCTCGCTGATTTTCATCATTTCTGCATTGTCGATAACCGTACATGTCCAACAGCTGAGAAAGGCATACCTTATTCAGGAACTAGATAAGCTGCGGTCGGAGAAGTTCTCTGCAGAAGCCACTACCCGAAATGTCATTAGAACGACTCTTCTCCTGCAAGACCTGGGCCGGGCAACAGCAGAGGATAACCAGGTTCGTCAAACCGAAAGCGAACAAAGAGTGGTGGTTATCAGACAGATGGTTAAAGACAATCATTGTGCCAGTCGGCCTGTGCCTCGTGACGCAGCTGACCGGCTGCGTGCGCACCGAAATCAGATACGTTAATACGCCTCCTGTTCCTGCACCCGCAGGCCTGCTGGCTGAATGTCCCATACCCCAGATCCCTGATGCGTTTACCTGGGGAGACAGCCTTGAACTGAATGAAAAGCTGCTTACCGCACTGATGGCTTGCAATCGCGATAAAACTGCGCTTCGCAAAATTGAAAGCCTGAGAGCAGCAGATCTATCGCCTGAAATCAGTCACTGAACTAAATACTGTCGAATCAATCTTCTGTTGCCTCCTTTGTTCAAATAAATCCGGTAAAAATGCACATAACAGAGCATGATATCAACCTGCAGCCTGATTATTCACACGGCCTGTGCACTATCAGAATTGGTGTTTTTTTTGATGGTACGGGACTGAACGGTAATGCTTTAAAGGATGAATACCTGGAAACGTTTACTTGTTCTAATGTGTATCGCTTATTTCAGTATTACCAGAGTAATATTAACGCAACAAAGGGCCAGTTATCGTTGAAAGTCTACGTTGAGGGTATTGGCACCAGAGATAATATGCCTGACAGCATCTATTCAATGTTCACTGGCGGAGAAGATATCTGGGGAAAATATGGTTATGGGCCAGACTCTAAACTGAATATGTGCTCAGCGAGGATTGCTGACCAACTGGATAAGCTGCTGACAGTGAATGACGTAAACCAGAAAACGGTTAACATTGAGTTGGATCTGTTTGGTTTCAGCCGGGGTGCAGTGTTAGCAAGACATGTTGCAAATCTGATTTATGAAAAAAACGCCCTCATCACTGACAGGTTGCGGACAACCTGCGGAGCACATGGCGCGCATTTCAACGAAAAGCCGGTCGTTAATTTTCTCGGGCTCTTTGATACTGTCGGATCCTTTATGAGCATGTCGGTTATTTTTGATAACCCCCATGAAACGGGAACGACAGGTAATCTGAAGGTATACGTCCCGCAGGGAGCCGTCAGAAATGCATTTCAGCTAAACGCTCTCCATGAATGTCGTTACAACTTTGCTCTTTACAGTTTTTCCGGACTATATCCAGAAATGACTCTTGCCGGCGCACATTCGGACATCGGCGGGGGATACCCGGAGATTATGGATGAAGTCAAAGACCTGACAACTTACAAAACTATTGGCTTTCTTAAACGGGCGAAAACACGTGTCGATGAAGAGCTGGATATTGTCAGAAAAAGCAAAACCTTTCACATATTGACGCGCCATATCCGTTACCGGGGATGGGAAGACGCCTGGTGTATCGCGACCAGTAAACGTCATGTCAAAGGGCATCTCCAGTTTATTGCTTTTTTAGCCATGCTCAACATTGCGCAAAAATGTGGCTGTGTTTTTGAGAGTGGTTATGAAAAATATGAGGTATTGCTCCCTGAAAATTTACACGGCTACAAGGACCAGGTCCTTCTGAACGCGCAAAAAGCATGCATCGGTCAGGCAGCTGACATCGACAAGGCGATAATCGATAACGTTACGGATGAGTATGTTCACCTTTCAGCTTCCTGGAGAACAATTTTTGAGCGCTACCACGACTTGACAGGCAAGACAGAATTAGTGAGCGGTCATCAGTACGCCGACAAACAAACTTCTCTGGATTTCTCTGTGCTGAAGAATTTCTGGCCCGACAGGCCTGAAGAGAACTGGAAGCGGAAGATCTTTAAATAAATGGGTGCTGGATTTGAATAAAATATTTTTGAGGCGGAGCTAATTCCGCCTTGAATTTTACTTTATTTTAAAACTATTGACTCACCAGATTATAATTTATCTAATCTCGTCCCATTTAATCTTCTCAATCAGTTGACCAATCTCATAGGTAGTGAAACCGTCCTTGAGCTGCTTCTCGATGAACTCACGAATTTCTGTAACCGAAGTAGTTTCATAAGTTTCTTTATTGTCATTTGGAAATGTTATAGTCACAATAAACTTGGGGTCTTTTTCAAATTGAATGTTGCGACCATTTTCGGTGCCCGGTGTTACGTGAGCTAATCTGGTTATAATCACATCGGTTTTAGTGTGCCCTAGACCAATAGAATCACCAACGTTAATCGTACCCGGTCTTTTACCATAATTGTCAGTCATAGCCACGCCTTATGAGTTTAAAAGGATTTTTAACGTAACACAGTCGTATGAGAGATTAAGTTAAGCGTGGTTTTCCCTTATGTGAAATTATTTTCATTAATAATGCTTAACTCACATTGCGGCTTGGGTGGAACGGTGGCTCATTCAAACTTTGAAGGATAGCGCTGGCATACTTTACTTAAAAAGTAACAGTGCATCCGCATGCGGGCGTTTTTATTGGAGTAAATATGACAAAACTCACAGACAAACAAGAGCTGTTTGCCCGTGAGTATCTAACAGATCTCAACGCCACTCAGGCGGCTATCAGGGCAGGATACAGCTTAAAAACTGCTAACCGCATCGGCTCTGAGAACCTGTCAAAACCTGACATTGCTAAGCGTATTACCGAACTCAAAGAAGAGCGCAACGAAAGGGTAGAGGTCAACGCAGATTACGTGCTGCGTCGACTGGTAGAGATAGACGCAATGGATGTGCTCGACATCCTGAATGAGGATGGCGGCCTGAAACGTGTGCACGAATGGCCCAGAGTATGGCGTACGACGCTGAGCGGGGTGGACGTACTGACGACCATCACCTGTTTCGACGAAACCACCACTGAACACATCCTCAAAAAAATAAAGTGGCCAGATAAAGTGAAAAACCTGGAGCTACTCGGCAAGCACATCGCTGTGCAGGCCTTCCGTGAACAGGCCACACACGCACACACGGGCAAAGATGGCGGCCCGGTGGAGGTTGCGCTACTGACCCGCGAGGAATACCGGCAGGCGCGCCGGGAAATGCTGGAGGATGACGACTGCTGACTTTAAGACCGCTGCACGCCGTATAGAGTGCGAAGAGGACGGGCTCTATTTTGCCCGGTACTTCTTCAGGCAGCGCACCGGCAGCAGGATGATTGTCGCGCCCCATCATCAGGTCATACAGCAGACGCTGGACCGGGTAATTGATGGCGACATCCGGCGACTCATCATCAATGTTCCTCCGGGCTACACCAAGACCGAGCTGGCAACCATCAACATGATGGGCCGCGGGCTGGCGCTGAACCGGCGCGCCCGCTTCATGCATCTGTCGTATTCCCACAACCTGGCGTTACTGAATTCATCGACCACGCGCAGCATTGTGAAGTCTGCCGCCTTTCAGGCCATGTGGCCCATGGCACTGCGGGATGATGCAGACAGTAAAGCCATGTGGTGGACGGAATACGGCGGCGGGGTGTATGCCTCCTCCGCTGCGGGGCAGGTGACCGGCTTTCGTGCCGGGCATATGGAGCCTGGGTGGCAGGGCTGTCTTATCCTTGACGACCCGGTAAAGCCTGACGATGCCTACAGTGAGACGGTACGCGGCGGAGTCAACACCCGCTTTAACGAGACCATCCGTTCCCGACTGGCCATTGAGACTACGCCCATCGTGGTCATCATGCAGCGTATCCATTACCACGACCTCAGCGGTTACCTGCTGCGGGGCGGCAGTGGCGAGATGTGGCACCACCTGAACCTGCCTGTACTGATTGACCGCAGCCAGTCTTATACGACGCTTTATCCGGAAAACACCCACGCGATACCGGTGGAACACGGGCTGCCTGATGGCTGGCTGTGGCCGTTCAAGCATAACGAATCGCATCGGGTGCAGCTGTTTTCACACCGGCGCACCGCTGAAGCGCAGTACATGCAGCACCCGCGGCGGTTCAATGCTGAAGGCGCGCTCTGGACGGAAACGATGGTGTCCGGTGCGCGTGCGCTGGACATAGCCCTTCAGCCTTCGCGAACGGTAGTGGCCATTGACCCGCAGGCGACCAACAGCGAAGAAAGTGACGAAACCGGCATTGTTGTGGCCAGCTCATACGGGCGCGGCAACGACAGGCTTTTCTCCGCAGATGCGGATTACTCCGGCAAATATTCACCCAACGGCTGGGCGAAGCGGGCTATCCGGGCTTATGAAGAGCACCATGCCGAAGCCATCGTCATTGAAACCAATCAGGGTGGTGACATGGCTGAGGATACACTGCGAAACGCCGGTTTCCGGGGCCGTATCATTCGTATTCATGCCAGTAAGGGCAAGTTTGCCCGGGCCGAGCCCATCTCAGCGCTGTATGAACAGGGGCGAGTGGCGCATCGCGGTAACCTCTACCAGCTGGAGAATCAGTTGCTGGAATATGTGCCAGCCGCGGCCAAAAAGTCTCCGGACCGCCTCGACGCGCTGGTCTGGGCCATCACAGAACTGTTCCAGCCGAAAGGCACGACGGTCCGGCCATTTTCCGCATAACGGATAATTCCAATGAGTAACGACGTCCGCAGGCGATCGCCAAAAATCGAATCCATGGCTGGTTGCTGGCCGATGATTACCGCGCTGCTGGGGGGCACCTCAGCGATGCGTCTCGCGGGGAAAACCTATCTGCCGCGTTGGCCAAATGAGGAAGAGGCGTTCTATCAGAACCGGCTGTCTGTGGCCACACTCTTTCCGGCATTCGCCCGTACCGTTGAAGTTCTGAGCGGCAAACCTTTTTCCCGTCCGGTCACCTGGGATGACAGTGTGGTTCCGGCACGCATACGTGACATGTTCACGGATATAGATCTGCAGGGCACAAACCTGCATTCCTTTCTGGCGGACATCTGCGAAGAGGCGATGGCCTTTGGCCTCTGCGGCATTCTGGTCGAACACCCGCCCGTGGAAACATCGCTGTCTCGTGCCGAGGAGTGTCAGAGAGGACTGCGCCCTTACTTCGTAAAGGTGACCGCGAACAGCCTGCTGGATTACGATTCAGAGCGCATTAACGGTCAGGAGACGTTCACGTCGCTTCGCTTCGTCGAGACGGTCAGTGAGCGCGATCCGGAAAACGAATTCGTCGTGACAGAGATCGAGCAGGTCCGGGTACTGAATCCGGGGCGCTGGCGGGTTTATCGCGAGAAACCCAACGCCACCTCTGGCGTGCCGGAGTGGCAGCTGCACGACGAAGGCACCACCAGCCTGAATAAAATCACCTTTGTCCCGGTTTACGGTGACAAACGTGGCTTCATGCAGGGCAGGCCACCGCTGGCAGAGCTGGCCTGGCTCAACGTCGAACACTGGCAGTCACGCAGTGACCAGCAGACCATCCTGCATGTGGCGCGGGTACCGGTATTGTTCGGCAAAAAGCTGGGGGACGGACCCGTATCGGTAGGGGCTGCCTCCGCCGTCATGTCCGAAGAAGACGATGCCGATCTGCGCTATGTTGAGCACAGCGGAAAAGCCATCGCAGCAGGGCGCACCGACATCCTCGATCTTGAGGAGAAGATGCGGCAGATAGGTGCGGAGTTGCTGGTGATCAAACCCGGCCACCGGACTGTTGTTCAGACGCTGGCAGATAACGAGGCGGGTACCAGTGCATTACAGCGTATGGTGTGTGACCTCACCGATGCAACCCGGCTGGCGCTGCAGTATCTGGCTGAATGGACGGGCGAGACCGACGGCGGCCACGTCACCATCTTCAGTGACTTCGGGGCGGCAACACTTGCCGAAGCCTCTGCCGGTTTCCTTGTCAGCATGCATCATGCGCGTGCGCTGTCGGACGAAACACTGTTCAACGAAATTCAGCGGCGCGGTCTGATCAACAGCGAACTGCGGTGGGCAGATGAACAGGCGCGTATCAGCGCCATGCCGCCTTCCGTTACAGGCAGACCGGAAACGGCAGCCCCAGCTTAATCCTCTTCAGGTTCATGTTCCGGCATGAGCCTTTTTTATTGCCGGTTGCTGCGGATGCAGCCCGGTGTCACGAGCCGGATGGCTCCTACATGGTTGGATGACCTTATGAAACTTAAACTCGACGAGAACGGCCATGCTGTCCTGAACGAAGGCAAACCCGTCTATGTGCAGGATGATGGCAAAGAGGTAGCGTTTGATGCCCCCGGCACTCTGCAGACCATCTCACGGCTTAACGGTGAGGCAAAATCTCACCGTGAGCGCGCGGAAACCGCTGAGGCATCACTTAAAGCGTTTGAAGGCATTACCGATCCGGCTGCCGCTCTGGCGGCACTTGATACCCTGAAAAACCTGGAAGACAAAACGCTGGTGGATGCCGGTGAGGTCGAAAAGGTCCGCACGGAAGCCGTTCGCGCCCTGGAAGAGAAATATGCGCCCATCGTTAAAGAACGTGACGAACTGAGTCAGAAGCTCATTGCCGAGAAAATTGGCGGCAGTTTTGCCCGTTCAAAGTTCATCGCCGAAAAGCTGAGTATTCCCGCTGACATGGTTGAAGCCCGCTTCGGCAGCAACTTTCAGGTAGAAGGTGATGCCGTCACGGCTTATGACCGGGACGGAAATAAAATCTTCAGCGCAGTGAAACCCGGCGAAGCTGCCGGATTTGATGAGGCGCTGGGCATTCTCGTTGAGCATTACCCGTACAAAGACCAGATCCTCAAAGGAACCGGCGCCTCAGGCGGTGGCTCCGGTGGGGGCAATGGCAAAACAACCCCGAACACACTGACTCGTGCACAGTTCGATGCCCTCAGCCCGCAGGCGCAGAGCGAAAAAGCGTGCGCGGGGGTGACCATTACTGATTAACAGGACCATCCTGCATGTCTAATACTCTGAATCAACTGATCCCCGACCTGTATCAGTCGCTGGACATTGTGTCCCGTGAACTCTGCGGGTTCATCCCGTCCATCACGCTGGATGCCTCCGCAGAGCGCGCTGCGCTCAATCAGCCGATCCGCATTCCGCTGACGCCTGCCTCTCAGGTCGAAGATGTGAAACCCGGCCAGCTACCGCCCGATGACGGCGATCAGGATATCGGTAATGTGCCGCTGACCATTACCAAATCCCGCATGGTGCCGTTCCGCTGGGAGGGTGAGCAACAGAAAGGCATCAAATCGGGTCCGGGATATCACGGTATCCGTCGTGACCAGATTACTCAGGCTATGCGTACGCTCGTCAATGAGATTGAAGTGGACCTCGGCCAGCTTTTCCGCCGGGCATCCCGGGCAGCAGGTGAAGCGGGTAAAACGCCCTTTAAAGAGACCCTGACCGATACGGCGCAGGTACGTAAAATTCTCACCGATAATGGTGCGCCTCTGAGTGATTTGCAGTGTGTGATTGATACCACGGCGGGGGCAGCGCTCCGTACTATGGCGCAGCTGACGAAAGCGAACGAAGCCGGCACCACGGCGTTACGTGCCCAGGGAACACTGCTTGAGCTGCATGGCTTTACCCTGCGTGAGTCAGCGGGTGTTGCTTCGCATGCATCAGGCAGTGCGCCCGGTGAGAGACTGGTGCTCGAATCAGAGGCTAAGCCGGGTGAAACCATGATGGCTCTGAAGGCTGATGATAAAACCGTATATCCCGGTGATATCATCATTGCCGGCTGCCACAAATATATCATTGCCAGCGTTCAGCCCGGTTCAGGCCTGACCATTCTCGCGCCAGGTCTGCGTGAAAAGCTGGTTAAAGGCAGTGAAGTAAAGATTGTGAACAAATTCACGGCAAATTTTGCTTTCAGCCGCTCCGCCCTTATCCTGGCGACCCGCACACCTGCGCTACCTGAAGAAGGCGATATGGCGGATGACCGCATCATGATCACCGACCCGCGCACTAACATGTCGTTTGAAGTCTCCATGTATAAACAGTACCGTCGTGTGCGCTATGAAATTGCCGCGGCATGGGGCTGTCAGAACATCAAACCAGAACACACCTGTTTGTTGTTAGGATAGCCAGCTGTGTTCACGTCAGGCATTTCTTAATCAGACGAGGTATGCATGCTGACTCTCCAACAGCAGGCCGACGCACGCCGCTTTATGGGCTATCCGATTCTGGGTGACACTACGCCTGATGATCGCTCCGATGCTGCCTATGCGCAGGTTACGTCCGGTCGGTACCAGACGCTGGCTCACCGTCTGAATACCCTGCGTCCTGAGGAAGAAGCCATTGTAGCGGGCTATCTTGCTACTCTGGCTGGTCTTGAGATCGGCATCACTCGCGCAGCAGATAACCTCGATACAGATAAAGCAGCCGTGTGGCAGCGCAACCGATCCGAGGTGGCTGACCGTACCCGTTTATATAATCAATGGCGGCGCCAGCTCTGTGGCTTACTGGGTATTCCCCCGGGGCCAACGCTGGAAAATGGCACCACGCGGATTGTCAGGAACTGATATGGATGCATCACAGCTGGTGGCCAGAGTGAATCATGGCAATGGTATGGCGGCTCAGCGCCTTGGAAATATTGTCAGCCATTATCGTGCGACCAGCCCGTTCAGCCCTCTGAAAACCACACCACTACAGCTTCTGCCCGCCTCGTTTGTCGCTGACTACAGTTACATGCGCGCTGCACGATTTGGTCAGGCGTCACGCATCGGCATTTTTGATGCCACCCTTTTCAGGGAAGGGGATTTTCTGGTCTCGCCGTCAGAGGGAACCTTTTATGTGGCGGCAATGCCCCTGCTACAGCCCGTCCTGTGCGTTAAGGCGGAACGGCTCATTACCCTCAGGCGTACCACATCTGAAGGGCCCGGCATGGGGATGCAGGAGTATGGTGGGACCACAACTGCGCGTGAAGAGGCCATTATGACGGACTGGCCGGCCAGTATTCTTTTGATGCGGAGTGGCGAACACAGCCCGCTCCGGTTACCCGCCGACACCCGCAGTGCCGGTTACAGCATCCTTATGCCGGCATTCCCTGGCGCACAGATTCAGGCAGGGGATTTTGTCAGTGATGAGACTGGCCAGCGATACGTCATTACGGGTACCGAACTGACTAAGATGGGCTGGCACCTCATCGCGATGCGGGTATCGGTTTAGCATGGCCAGTGTCGATGATGTTTTACGGTTCCTTGCCAGGCGAGTGACCGAGACCATTTACCCTGACGGTACGGCATTGCCTGGTACAATGAATGCTCCCGTTAAAGTCTATCCCGGCTGGCCTGTGCCCGGTTTGCTGCAGCCGGATATTGACGCTGGCGGTGTGCACATTTCAGTCTGGCCGCTTCCGACGGAGCGCAGGGTAAATACCCCGCTGGGCCGACCATTCCGTCCTGTAAGAGCCTCTGGAGACGGGGCAGGTAAAGCTGTCAGGGAACTGAGGCGTCAGATTAAAGATTTTCAGATTACGGTCTGGGCACCCACGCCTCAGCTCAGAGAACAGGCGGGGGCAGCGACAGATGCTGCGCTTTCTGCTGAAAGCAATATTGATCTGGGCGACGGTGCGCCTGCACAGATGTTCTACGCCCGACAGTTTGATTCAGACAAAGCGGAGAACTGGCATGTGTACCGGCGCGATCTGTTTTTCAGCGTGAATTTCGCCACCACACAGACCATCACTGCGCCTGAAGTTATCCAGACCTTAACCACCCTTAATGGTCAACAGGCCGTACAGTAACGCCCGCTCATCCTGCACCATACATTCAAAACGGAGTAACTCTTCATGCCGATTTATCCAGCCGGCGACCTGAACACGTCTGCATTAACCGCCCCGGATTTGTATGTCCAGGTGGTACCACCTCGGGCGCGCTACATTAATGGCGTTCCCACCGATGGACTGGGTCTGGTTGGCGTGGCGAGCTGGGGGCCCGTAAACAGTGCATTTCGCATCAGCTCTGATACCGAGCTGGCTTTTTTTCTGGGCGCACCCGTTAACCGAAAGTATGACCTTTCTACCGCGGCAGCCATTTCGCTGCAAATCGGCGCCACCAGCCTGAACTGTGTGCGCGTGACGAACGGGCGGCATACGGCTGCCACGGGTAAGCTCAGTGAGGGGGGCGCGAAAAGCACGCTGTTACTGTCAGCGCTCTACAGCGGTACGCGAGGTAATCAGATTAGCGCCGGTATCAGCAAGGGCACGGCAGCTGGCTCCCGAAAACTCACCGTCAGCCTTCCTGGCGTAAGTGCAGAGGTGTTTGATAACCTCCGCGGCGAGGGAGACGACCTGCTGAAGGCGATGGCGGCGGCAGTCAATCAGGGACAGTTAACTGTCCGGGGGCCCAGCCAGCTGGTACGCGCAAAAGTGGCAGCGTCCGACGCCGCTTCCCAAGCCGAAGTAACGGAAATAACGCTCAGCGGCGGCACGGATGGTGCCACAGGTCTTACTGACACAACGCTTGTTGGTACTGACGGCATCGATACGCCGCGCAAGGGGATGTATGCGCTGCGCGGGACTCATTCTCAGGTCATCAATCTGACGGACGTGACCGACTCATCCTGCTGGCCAACAATGGCCGCTTTTGCTCAGGCTGAAGGGGCATATGTGGTAGCCCAGGGTGCCGCGTCAACCGACTGCAAAACATTATCTGAGGCACTCAACAGTTCGGGGGTAGATGACTGGCATTTCAAGCTCATCACAGGTGACTGGCCCTACTGGAAAGACACCACAAATGGCATCAACCGGATGATTGCGCCCGCGACGTTTGAGGCTGCAAATATTGCCTCCCGGCCACCTCATATTTCTACGCTGAACAAGCGTATCCCGGGCATTATTGCCACCGAGCGCCAGCTGGCGGGACGACCTTATTCCGTTCAGGAAATCGGAACGATTAACGCAGCACGCCTCGATGTGATTACGAATCCCTGTCCGGGCGGCAACTACTTCGGTATGCGTTCCGGGCGCAACACTTCATCCAACCCGACCCAGAACGATGACACCTATACCCGCATGACCAACTTCCTGGCGCTGACAATCGCATCAGCCTTTGGTGGCGTGGTCGGTGACAACCAGACAACAGACTTGCGTCGGGAAACCAAAAGCACCCTTGAGTCGTTTTTATCGACGCTCGAAGGGTTAAAGATGATCGGAGATCCGAATGGCGGACCGGCTTTTTCGGTGCGTCTGGATGCGACCAACAACCCTGACTCTCGGGTTGCCCTGGGTTATATGACGGCAGACATACAGGTGAAATACCTGAACGTGGTGCGCTACTTCCTCGTGAATATGGAAGGGGGCGGCAGCGTGTCCATCTCCGTCTCAAACGACTTACCCCGCTAACAGCCGCGGCGTTCTATAAACCGGAGATAACCCATGCCCACCCTTGGCTATACCGTAGGCCGCGATATCGCAGTCGATATCAATACGCCCGCGGGCAAGCTGCGGATTCCCAAAATCATGAGCTTTGAATCGAAGCCGCAGGTTTCAACGCAGAAAATTACCCCTCTGAATGGCATCACCGACGAGCTGCAAATCCCGGTCGGCTGGCATGGCACCATCACCGCTGAGCGTATGGATGCCACGCTCGATGACTTCTGGGCGAAGTGGGAAGACAACTACTACAACGGTATCGATCAGCCACGCGGCACCATTACCGAAACCATCACCGAAGCGAATGGCACGGTCAGTGTGTACCGGTATGAAGGGGTGTCGTTTCACCTGACCGATGCCGGTAACAAGCAGGGCGAGAAAACGGTCAACCAGACGATGTCATTCACTGCAAATCGGCGCAAGAAAGTGAATTAAGGGTAAACATGGCAAAGGTAATAGTGCACGAGAATGAACTGCCGACAGCAGCTGTTGCGCCTGCAACACTTAGTTCTAATCAGGTGAAGGATGCGAAAGGGCGTTTGCTGACAATGCGTGAACTCGACCCGGTTCAGGAGTCGCGCCTGACGGTAGCCGTCGGCCCGGAAATGGCGATGAACGTGATGTACATGAACCTGTATGCTTTCCCGGTTGCGGCGGTAGCGGAAATCGACGGCGACGAATACCCGGTACCGCAAAACCCCCGGCAGGTTGAAACCCTGCTGGCCATCTTGGGTAAGCATGGCCTGAAGGCCGCTTCAGGCTGGCTTCGTGAACGCGCCAGAGAAGATGAGGACATCACGGAAGCCGCCGCAAAAAACTAGCGCAGAACCCCGGGTTCATTAACCAGTGCTGGCTGATGAAATCCGGGGTTCCGTTCAGCGTTATTTTTCCCGGCTTGGCTGAATTGCTGCCGCATGAGCGCATTGCTATGGGCGTGGTCATCCGGGAATTCGATGGCGGGCGCTATAACTGGAACACAAAGCAATGGGAGGAGGCCAACTGATGGACCTGGACATGTTCGCGCGTGAAATGTCGCATGCCTCCGCCAGAATCGCTTCAGAGCTTGAGCAGCGTTTCCGCGACATTGTGAAAGAAATCGAGGAAACGGCGAAGGAGGAAATCGGCTTGTACCAGCCCGCTGTCGGGCCGTTTGAAGCATGGGCACCGCTGGCAGCCTCCACAAGAGCCGATCGTGCCCGCCAGGGCTACACCGAGGACGATCCGCTGCTGCGCTCGGGCGAACTAAGAGACTCAATTGAAAGCGAGGTGATTGGCCTGGCGGCCATTGTCGGGACTAAAAGCCAGATCGGACTGTGGCAGGAGGTTGGCACCGAAAACATACCGCCGCGCGCCTTCATTGGCCCGGCGTATATTCAGAAGATTGACCCGTTGATGGGGGCAATCGGTCTGACGATTGCTCACGGATTCAAAACCTATTAAAAAAGCATCTTAGCGGTGGCTGAAGGATCTGACACAAATCTATGCTAGCTATTTTCGATAAGAATAATTTTAATCACATTAGCGTTAGAGGTACGTTGAATTTAGTTAAAGTGCTAAGGACTTCACATCCAACGGCAGACACTGCTACAGTTCATAAAAATTCAAATATAACAACAAGATATTGCTGGAGTTGCTAACATTTTCTTTACAAGGTTAAAGGGCCCTAAATTAAATACATAGTTGGAGTTAAAGTTTCTAAATTTCTTGCCGTTATTAATGCTTAATCATAAAAAAATTAATTTATATCTGAGAGGTAAGAATGGAAGCTAAACCGCAGCAGCATTTAATTAATATTCTTCTATCAACTAAAGACCATCATCCCAACTTCACACTCTTCCTTGGTGCAGGGGCTAGCGTATCAAGTGACATAAAAGGTGGTATGGGGTTAATTAAAGAATGGCGTGAAACTTATGCAAGTATGTATGGCTCCGATAAACTCGAAAACCAACCTTGGTATGGAAAGCCAAATGAGTATTCTGAGTTGTTTGAAAGGCTTTATGACCAGCCAACACAAAGACGTGAGTTCATCGAAAATTGCATAGTGCATGCGGTTCCTTCTTGGGGATATGTATACTTAGTTAACTTATTGAAATTAAAGCATTTTAATACGATTTTCACCACGAATTTTGACGATTTAATTAATGAGGCTTGTTATACATTCTCCAACAACCTTAGACCTGTTGTCTGCGCACATGACTCGAGTATCAAGAGCATTAGATTAACATCTAACAGACCTAAAATAATAAAGCTGCATGGTGATTTCCTCTTTGATAATATTAAGAACACCATCAGGGAATTAGAGTCACTTGAAGACAATATGCGAGCTAAATTTAGGCAGTATGCTAGCGAGTTTGGCATGATTGTTTTGGGATATGCAGGCAATGATAGATCTATAATGGATACACTTAATACATTGCTTCATTCAGATACAGCTTTTCCTCACGGAATATATTGGTGTATAAGGAAAGGTTCTGTAATATCAGAGGAGGTCGATAATCTCGCTAGATTTCCAAGGTTTCATTTGATAGAAATCGACGGATTCGATGAATTTATGGCTGAGTTGCATAACGCTCTTGGGTGCGTTTTACAAGATGAAGTTGCGAATCCTTATTCAGCATTGGCTAGGAAATTAGATAAGTATTTTACTCAGCTAAACGATCCTGAGGATACCGAAAATTATTGCGAAATTATTAATAATGACATGTCTTTATTAGAGAACCATGTTAAGAAGGTTGATGCGATTCTGACGACCCTAAGTGAGATGCATCTTAAGTTCGAAAATATGGTAAATGATATTGATGACGAGGCTACAACTAAAGCTTTAGTCAGATTGTTAAAAGAGGTTCAGCCTGCGACGACTGATGGGCAAGATTTCCATCTTTTTGCTACACCTACATTACTCTTGGCAAAAGGTGCTTTCTACAGCCAAGATTACGATAAATCATTGGATTTTATAAAAAAATCAATGGCCAATGATAAGTCTGTCGATATTCTATGTATCTATTTAAGGGCTGCAGCCAAATCTCGAAACGAAAAAGAAATAAAAAATGCCGCCTTATTAATAACTTCTTTGAAAGAAATACCTCAATCAGAGCTTAGTCATATTATAAATGCTGTGGTTGATGTAATTGCCGCAGAAAATTACTCATCAGCAATTGCTGTTCTAGATTTTATAGATAAAAAAACCATATCTGAAGTTAATAGGGCATTCTTAACACTTAATAAGGCGCTTAGTATAAGGCTTAAAGGTGACGAGCTAAGCGCAAACATGAAAGCTTCTTTGAAAGGATATCTGGCGAAAGCGGTCGAAACAGGTAATGCTTGGGAAACATTAGGATTCGCTATTCTTTGCGATGAACATGAATTAGTTGGAAATATAACAAAATCTCTTAACGATGCACAGTTACAAAATGTAGTCACAATGGATATGCCCATTTTCAGATTGCTACCAACCGAAGAGTATGAAAAATTGCGTTTAGAAGCGCTCAATCGCGGGTTAGACATACCAGAGTTTGAAGATTTTGACGCTGAAGCTGAACCTGTTGATGACTCTATAGAGCTGGAAGATCAGTTGACAACTCCAGAAGTTAGCAATATTACTATTAATAATGAGCTTAATGATGTAGCCACCGAAAAAAGTGCAGTTTCTGAGCAGGGTTCACAAGATATTCGGCAGAAACACAAAAAGGATAAGGATGGCACAACAGATTGAATTTCAAGCACAACTAAGGAGAGGGTATGAAGTTTTTCAACCAATCACAAACTGGACAAATTTCTCAGGAATTGAAGCGACATCTGCAAGAATTGCTTAGAGCTAAGAAGTAAAACGAACCCGCCACGGCGGGTTTTTTTACGCCCGTAAAATGAGGTTCGTATGGATATTCAGGCTTACCGCGTGGCTGTGCGCCTTGCACTGGATGATCAGATTACGCGCAACCTGCTGCAGGTCAGCCGTGATGCTATCGAGCTCAATAAGAAGTTCGTCACAATCACCAAGAACATCCGAGCGCTGACCAGCGCAGCGAAAGAGGCGACATCCGCACTGCGGACGCTTAACCGCTCTCTGAATAACCAGTTCTCTGCCGCAGCCCGAGGGGCCCGCGAGTATGCCAGCGCAATCCGTTCGGCTGCCGACCATGCCCAGCGCATGAACAGTGTCACCAGTGACCTTCCAAAGCTGGCTGGTGGCTTTAGCGCGGCATTGACGCTGCCTGTTCTGGCCGCTGGCGCCGCGGCTGCAGGTGGGGGCGGTGGATATGGCAACCATGGCGGGGGACTCGCGCTTCCTCCTCCGTCAGGTTCCGGCGGTGGATGGCATGGCTGGAATAACGGCGTGCCACCGGGCGGCTGGGGCGGCGGCGGGGCAGGGAACGGTGGGAGCAATGGCCGACCTCCCGGCCATTACTCATATTCGGACGGCATGACCAGTCTGGCCACCGGCTACCTCGGTTTCAAAATGCTGAGCGGCTTCGTGGATGAGGCTGCCCGCTACCAGACCATGACCGAGAAATTTAAGCAGTTCGGTATGGGTCAGGATGCAACTCGCGAAGCGCAGCGCTTTGCAGAAGCCACACGTGTCCGAGGATCCTCGGCTACAGATATGCTGAAATACATGGTAGAAGCGCAGGGGGTCTTCAGCGAATCCGGCATGAAGTCTTTATATGAGCAGCTGCGTGCTGCAAAAATGGCGGCCCCGTTGCTGGCGCGAATCAACTTTGCCTCCCGTGGACTCAATGAGCATCAGCGCGAAGCCACGACTGCAAAGCAGATGGATATGCTGCGATTCACCGAAACAGCAGGTGGCCTGAAAAGCCCTGAGCGCTTTAATGAACTGATGGATGCGGCCTTTCGCGCCATCCAGTCTTCAGGCGGTAACGTCGATTTCACCCAGTATCGTCAGTTCATGGCCAAAGCTGGCACCTCCGCGTTCAACCTCAGCAATAAAGCATTGTTCGCTGAGCTTGAACCTATCATCGGCGAACTGAAGGGCAGTTCAGCAGGCGATGCGCTGATGACTTCCTACAACCGGTTAAACGGCATCATTAAGCTGCCCAACCAGGTCACTCACGACCTGATGAAGATGGGGGTCTGGGATGCCAGCAAGGTTGAACTCAACAGCATGGGCGGGGTGAAGCGTTTTCTGGGTAACCCGCTCGTCAATTCTCAGCTTTTCAGTCAGTCCCCTGTGGACTATTACGAGCAGATAATCCTGCCCATCTACCGCAAGAACCATTACACCGATGACCAGAAGCAGCGCGAGAACGCCCTGATATTTGGGCGGACTGGCGGCAAGATGTTCAACCTTATCGACAAGCAGCTGGCCACCATTCATCACCGTATCGATGCTTATGGTGTTGCGCGAGGACTGAATGATGCCTATGGCGCTGTGGGTGGAACCTACAACGGCAAGGTCATCGACTTCCAGAAGAAATGGCAGAATCTGCAACTGGTGATAGGTAAAGACGGTGGATTACTGGATACCTTCACCAAAGGGCTGGAGAGCTTGACGACAACCCTGCAGCGCATGACGGGCATCGCCCATAAACATCACGAGCTGGCTAAATTTGTGGGGCAGGCAGCCCTGGCAGCAACCGCGCTGGCAACGCTGAGCGGCGGGATGTGGGTGATAAAACACGCCATCGGCGCTTTGTTGTCACCTCTTAAGCTGGCGGGATGGGGCATAGATATGCTCATCGGGAAAAGCGCCACGACGGGTCTGACTGGACTGGCGGCCGCGCTCTCCGGGCTTCCGGCTGTCATTGCCACCGCCACACTTGCAGCACTCTATCCTGCAAGCACCGTATCGCAGAGTCAGGAAATGGCGGAGCGTAACAGGCTGGCACGGCAAAATGCGCTCGATCATGGGGTTGCTTATAAACCCTGGATGCCTTCTCAGGCTGACTTTGATAATCAGAGAGAACGTGAGCAGACTTACCGTAAATCCAGCCGGTATCCTGCAGTACCGCCCGTGGCGGGTACCAGACCGGAACAGCCAGTAAACCTGTTGATGACACATGAAGGTCGTCAGGTGCTGGTGGCTACCGTGATGGATGGCATAAGTAAGCTGGCAACCAGAGCACCCTCATCCACCAGCACGTTTGACTCGTCCATGCTGATGACGCATCCCGGCCAGGCCGGCAATCTCTTAATACCCTAGCACCAGTCACGGTTAAATCCTCAGCGACAGCTCAAGGATAGCCGGGCTCACCTGCCTGTGCCTCAGCGAGCACTTTCAGCTTCGCCGAAATTTAGAATTCTGAATGCAGCTCTCGCCATGATAAGTGCTCCGGGCGTATTTCTGGTCTTGTGCGCTCTTCAGCACAACACTCGGTTACTGCGAAAGTGAACATGGAGCAGGGCATGCTGAATCAATTCTTTTTCCTGATGATGTTAATGAACGCCGGTACCGCATCTGCGTCATCTGGCTTAGTGAGCCATCAGTCCGTTGTAAATGCGTCAGCAACTGAACTGACTCTATCGACGCCTGCAAAATCAGCTCAAGTCGAGGCATTGCTTCACAATAAATTACTGAACGACCCTATGTCCCCCACGGTAGGTGCTGAGCATCCCTCACTGAAAATTGTCAGCTTCGTTAACTATGACTGCATTCATTGCAAACGGCTCGACAGAAACCTGGAAAGGCTGCTAAAAGCGTTTCCCCAGATTGCCATTACTTACAAGCTGATTTCCTACGGTTCTGAAGCTTCTACCGCTGCAACTCGCATGGCTCTGGCGGTCTGGATAGAGAAGCCTGAGAAATTCCATGCCTTTCATCATGCGCTGATGAGGTATCAGGGTATGGATGATAATGTCCGTATCTTGTCTGCTCTCAGTGCGGCTGGGGTTAAGCTAAGTGAATACAGGCCTGATACCCGTCACATTATCGAGGTGAACAAAAAGTTGCTAAGGGTACTTCAGTATTCAGGTACACCGACGACAATTATTGGTAACAGAGTCGTATCAGGAGAAATACCATATGACCAGCTCGAGAAGATGGTAAGGGCAGCGTTAAAAAATGACTGAGCATGCAGAGTGACAGATGCTGTTGTTTTTCATCTGAGCTAATGTTTTAGCCAGTTGCGCAGACACAAATAACAGCTCCACGCGCAAAGACAACATTTGACGACCACCTTCTCTGGGTGGTCAAAATAAATGCATATATTGACTCTTTTTCGCGCGATTGACTGGTGCTGAGATAAATTAATTTAACCCTCTTATCATCAGGAGGGTGCTATGGATATACGTACTGTTACTGTTTCACTGGTTATGGCCGTGAGTTTACTCTGGGCTGGCGCTTCTGACGCTAAATCCATACGTCAGACTGATGACCAGATACGTCAGCTCATCATCGAAGATTCTATTGCATCATACCCGGGTGTTTGTGCCTGTCCTTTTAACTCAGCTCGCAACGGCAGTAGCTGTGGCAGAAGAAGCGCGTGGAGTAAGCAGGGTGGCTATGCCCCCATTTGCTACAAGAAGGAAGTTTCAAAAGAGATGGTTGATGAATGGCGTAAAAATAATGCTGCATAACTGAACCCGCGAAAGCGGGTTTCTCCTTCCCGATTGCGGATTACCCTCTCAGAAGCAGAGTTAAAAAGACCCGTTGATGCTGGTCAGTGAGAAGTCAAAAGCCCGGATCCTGAGCGGCAGACGGGCGACATCATGACCCTCGAATTTGTTATCCATTCCTTAAAGATGATTGCCTGCCCTTTCTGGGTCTGAAGAAGAGCAATACCGCTAAACACATCACAATAAATCATAAAGGCTTATGTCACTCCTTAACTCTCTGCCGCTCTTCGCTCAGGGTATCGATCCGACTGTCACTCGCCTGATATTAGGTGAGTTCGAATTTGTGGAATTTGAAGTGCCTGAGCGGGTGGTCATCGCTGGCAGGCAGAAGACGGTGCATCATCAGATGATTGGTGGCAAACGTATTATTGATGTGCTGGGTACCGAGTACGAGCCACTGACCTGGTCTGGCATTATCACAGGGACGCAGGCCGGTGAACGGGTCAGAAATCTTGAGCGTATGCGGGATGCCGGGCATCCGATTGTGCTGACGCTGGATGACTATCGCTTCACCGTTTTGATTACGGCCTTCAGCCCGGTCTATGAGTTTGTCTGGCGCCGCCCTTATTCCATCGAGGTGGCGATTGTCAGCAATGGGGCCACCCCGGATAAAGTGGATGCACTGACGGGGGCATTGCGCGGACTTATCGACAGCGATCTGGGGCACACGCTGAGGCTGACCAGTATCATAAAAATTGAAGCCGTCACACAGGCGGTACAGGATCTGCATCAGGCAGTTAAACAGGTTACTGACTTTACTCATGCTACGGTTGAGCAGTTACAGGCAGTTATCAGACCCCTCATTGCCGCCCGCAACATCATTCAGCGTGAGCTTGCACTGCTGGAAGCTGCAGCCGGAGAGATCACCTCACTGGGTGGGCTGGTGCCCGGTAATTCCGTTTCAACAACCGTCAGCAATCTACTCATGCAGTCAGAACACACTACGCGCATTCCTGCTCTTTATCGTCTGCAGGAAGTACTGGGTCGGCTTAATAAAAACGTGAACTCAGGCCAGATGTCAGGAGGCGTCAGGGCGGTAACACTGTCAGGTGGCAACCTGTACCGGGTGGCTTCAGAACAGTACGGTGACGCGTCACTGTGGACCAGCATTGCCGACGCCAGTGACCTGGCCGATCCACAACTGAGCGGTATTCACACTCTTAAAATCCCCACCAGCCCGGTGAGTTAACTATGGACGTCAACACCCCCATTACTGGATCCAGCACCCGCCATGTCAGCGGGCGTTGTCTTTTAAACGGTACCGATGTGCCCTTTGTGTCGTTCAGCGTTGAGAACAATGCCTTTCGTGGTGCGGGGACGTTTGACCTCACGCTCGCCATCTCAGCCTTGCCGCCAGCCATGCAGATGCTGAACTGGTGGGCGGTGCAGACGAGCATCCGGGTAGAGCTGTTCATCTCGATCATCACTCAGGCAGGCGTTGATGAGAAGAAGCACATCACAGGCAATATTGATACCTGGCACTACGAGCCAGCGCGTTTTGAGATAACGGCTGAAGGGCGCGATCTGACAGCAAAGCTGATTGATGCTAAGACACCGGGTGAAAGCTTCAAAAACCTCACCAGCTCACAGATAGCGACTACGCTGGCGCAACGTCATGGCCTGACGCCGGTGGTCACTGCAACGACACAACGAGTCGGCGAGTATTACCAGATTGACACGGCGCATCTGACGGGTGAGCAGACCGAGTGGGACCTTATCACGACGCTGGCGGGCATTGAGAATTTCTCGGTGTATGTGCATGGTGACAATCTTCACTTCGAACCGAAACGTGCTCATACCTGTAAAAAAAACTATGTCATTCGCTGGCAGTCGCCCGGCCTACAGGCGTATCCACAGTGCAATATCGCCGACAATCTGTCCTTTTCACGCGCGCTGACCATTGCAAAAGGAGTGTCGGTTGAGGTGCTCAGCTGGAATGCAAAGCGTAAGAATAAGCAGTTCATGGTTTCTTACCCAAAACAGACCACAAGCATCACGCCTGGAAAAGCCTTATCTGAAACTCAGGTCTATCGCGTCATACGCAATGGATTAACGCCAGAGGCAGCTCAGGCGCTGGCGCAATCCATCTACCATCAGATGATACAGCACGAGATGAAATTCAGCGGCTCAACCGCAGGTGACAACCTGCTCATGCCTGATACGCCCGTACGTATTGAAGGCACTCAAAGCCCGTTCGATCAGGTTTATCTCTGCGATTGTGTGCGACGTACGCTGAGCTGGGAAACAGGTTACACAATGCATATGTCTGGTAAAAATCACAGCCCGGCGCTGGGCGTAGAGCGATGAGGGCGCTACTGAATATCATGGCGGCAACGGCGCGCCAGAGTACTGCGGGTGAGAGCGGCACACGGCAGGGCATCATCACCGCCTATGACCCGGACAGTTATGCAGTAAAAGTTCAGCTGCAGCCAACGGGAGAAGAAACGGGCTGGATACCGCTCAGCTCACCATGGGTAGGCAACCGATGGGGATTGGCCGCAGGACCGATGACAGGTGCAGTGGTGGAGGTCGAATTTGACTCGGGTGTGACTGGCGTGGGTATGGCTGCGGGGCAGTTTTATAATGATGCAGACCGCTGCCCGGGGCCGCCTTCGGGTGAGTTCTGGCTGGTGCATCAGAGCGGCTCGTTCCTGAAGTTTCTCAACAACGGGGAGGTTCTGTTAAGTGCAAAAGCAAAGCTCACCTATGAGGCAACGGCGCATCACTTTACCGGTGGTGACGTACTGATAGACAAGAACCTGAAAGTCGTGAAAGAAATTTTCGACAAAAACGGCCACTACGGCTCAGTTCACCGGATCCGCACGGTATACGGCGGTCACACCCATATTGAAACCGGGCAGGGAAACAACACGCTTCCGCCTAATCAGCAGATTAAAACAACTTCGAAGTGACATATGTACGACCTCTATCATTTCTCAGCAGGGGACCTTGAGCGTTCCTCCACCGGTGACCTGCGTGCGGTCTGCGGCAGCGATCGTACAAAACAACGGATTCTGAGACGGCTCCTTACCAACCCGGGCGATTACATTTTCCACCCTGAATATGGAGCCGGCCTTGGCAGCAAAGTGGGAGAAGCGGTGTCGCCGGGTGAATGGAGAGCGCTTATCAGTGGCCAGATATTGCTGGAAGAGGCGGTTAGCAACGATCCTCCGCCTGTTGTGGATCTTGGTCTCATTGAGGGTGGCGTCAGTGTCTCCATCACTTACACCGATGCCACAACCGGCATGCCGGAATTACTCAACTTTGACCTGACAAGGTAGGCAAATGCCAGCATTCAACATTAAGAACTTTTCAGAACTCGTCAGTGACCAGGTAACAGCCATGCAAGCCAGAGCCTCAAAGCTGGTGGATTTTTCGATAGGCAGCATCCTTCGATCACTGGCTGAATCCAATGCGGGCGTGGCCATGTGGATACAACAGTTGATCGTAAAACTGCTGGTGACGACACGGGCTGCAACCTGCTCAGGTGAAGATCTGGACAGCTGGATGGCTGACTTTGGTTTCAGGCGGCTGAGTGCGGTACAGGCAGCCGGGACGGTCACCTTCAGCCGTTTTACGGCGTCCCATCAGGCATGCATACCCGCAGGGACGAAGATAATGACGTCCGACGGAAGTCAGCATTATGCCGTGGTGGCTGATCCGGAGCTCAAGGCCTGGGACAGGGCACAGTCGGCGTATATCATCGCTTCGGATGTCAGCGCGCTGGCTGTTCCTGTCCGCGCTGAAACTGCCGGCGCTTCCGGTAATGCACAGGCGGGCATGATCAGTGTGATTAACGGCTCAATACCTTATGTCGATATGGTCACCAACACCGCCGCGTTTAATAACGGTAAAGATGCTGAACCTGATGAAGACTTCCGGGCACGATTTGTCTCCTGGATCTCCTCTCTTTCTAAAGCGACGAAGGCCGCGGTGGGTTATGCGGTATCCACAACACAGCGTGGCATGAGCTTCACTCTGACGGAGAATATGAGCTATGACGGTCTGCCAAAACCCGGCTACTTCTATGCTGTTGTGGACGATGGCAGCGGCGCGCCCGGTCACCCCTTTCTGGACAGGGTAAGAGAAAGAATTAACCAGGTGCGCGGATTCACTGTGACTTTTGGTGTATTTGGACCTGAAGTCATTGAAGCGAAAGTCGCGCTGCACATCACAACGGCACCCGAGGCCGAACATAAAGCCGTTACCGGCTTAGTTGAACAGGCACTCAGGGATTACATCTGTCGCCAGTCGCTGGGGCAGTTGCTGGCTTACACACAACTCATCAGGGTGGCCTATACGGCAAGTCCATTTGTTCTTAACGTCACCTCTCTGACGCTTAATGATAAAACTTCCGACCTTTCCGCATCAGTTAAAGAAGTGATACGTCCGGGAACGATTACGGTGCTCTGAATGGCAAAAGGCGATCAGACAGATATCTTCAGCCGGTTACAGTCTCTGTTGCCGGGGGGATGGTTTACCGACAGCAGTGTTTTCCTCTCTGACTTGCTGGCAGCAGGCGCCCGGACATTATCGTGGTGTCACACCCTTTACCTTTATGCCCGACGGCAGACGCGGATCGCCACGGCCAGTGACGGCTGGCTGGATATGGCAGCCTTCGATTTTCTGGGCAACAGAGTAAAGCGTGTGGCAGGTCTACCTGATGATGTTTTCCGCCAGCAGATCAGGATGAGCCTATTTCGCGAGCAGGGCACGCGTCGGGCGATTGTCACCATTCTTGAAGAGATCACAGGGAATACGCCAGAAGTCTTCGAACCGCAATGTCCCGGTGATACCGGTGTCTATGGCGGGCCAGGGCTCGGATACGGCATGGCTGGAGGGTATGGATCCCAGCTTATGCCTTATCAGGCGTTTGTGGTGGCTTACAGGGAAAAGAGGGCAGATACAGCGTCCCTGTCGGGAAATGGAGACGCATCGCGGGGAGAATATGTTTTACGAGAAATACAGACAGGAAAAGCCACGGATGCACAGATTTATGCCGCCGTCGCCGCAGCCAAAATGGAAGGGACCGTGGTATGGGTAAGAGTGGAGTAAGGGGCAGAACGGCTCATTACATTGATGGCTGCCTTTGGGCTGCAGCTTTGCAGGAGACATTATGGATCGTCAGATAGTCTATCCGGGACAGATTCCGCTGGAAACTGACCTGCTAAATACCAATAAGTTTGCCATGGTCGCTCTGGCCAGACTGACCGCAGTGATCACGGGACAAAGCACATATCTCTCTGGATTATCCTGCACGCCGACCCTGCCAGCCTCGCTGGCTGTTACCGTTGGAGAAGGACAGATCTATGCGCTGGAAAAAGTGGACTGCACACCGTACTCATCGCTTCCGGCAGATACAGCAAATACCATTATGAAGCAGGGCCTGTACGTATCACCGGTCAGCCATGCTCTTGATGCGCCTGCAGAAGCGGGACAGAGCATTGATTACCTCATTCAGGCTGCATACCGTGATGAGGATTCAGGTCCTGTCGTCCTGCCATATTACAACGCTGCGGATCCTGCTGTGGCATTCAGTGGCCCCGGCAATGCCGGTAATGCACAAAATACGGTACGAACAGGCGTATGTGAAATCAAGGTAAAGCCGGGAATTCCGGCCATCAGCGGCACCCAGGTTCCCCCCGAACCTGATACCGGTTATACCCCGGCATGGGTTATTACCGTCAGTTACGGTGCGACGACCATTCATACAGGTGATATCCGGCCGGCCGACGGCGCGCCTTTTCTGCCACACGATGGCCTCGTGACGGCGCTTCAGCAGAGCTCCATGACGTTTGGTCCCGATATCGGGACTGCGAATCACTGCCTTGTGAATTTTATACCCGCTATCAGGCAGGTCAGGGATGGCACCCGTTTATATTTTCGCGTCAACACAACCAATACAGGGCCTGCCAGGCTTAAGGTGAATGCTCTCCCTGAGTCAGTCATTCTCACACCCATACATGAAGAACTCACCGCTGGCCTGCTTGTCAGTGGTCATGTCGCAGAAGTGGAGTGGCATGGAGGGATCAACGCATGGATATTGCGCTCATCATCGGCCAGTTACACCAGGCAGGAATGCGACGAACGTTTCCTGCCGAGATCAGGCGGTCATTTCTGGCAGGGCTTATCCAACTGGTATTACGAGTGCCCGGGTGAAGGTAAACAAATGATTATTCAGGGCGGGACAGCATTCCGTAATGAAAACTCAACAGGAGTTGTATTTCCCATTGTTTTTCCGGACCGTTGCCTGAATGTGCAGATATCGCTTCGTGCCATAAATGGAAGAAGCATTCAGAATTTCTATGTCAGCAACATTGAGAAACACCGTTTCGAGATAATTGCGGGGTCAGGTGAGTGGAAATTCTCCTGGCTGGCGTTTGGCATCTGAGGAGCATGAACAAAGTGAAAGTTGGATTCAGTGCCAGTACGAAAGGGTTTTATCTTCTGGGCAGAAAAGAAACTTACATCCTGAACCATCACTGGCTGGATGATATTAAGCCTGTTTCAGATGAAATCTTTTATTACTACAGTGGTGAACCACCAGAAGGTAAAATCCGCGGTTCAGATGAGCAGGGATTACCTTGCTGGACGAGTAAACCATTACTTTCTGAAATCGAACAAGCACTGGCGTTCCGAATAATGAAAAATTTCAAGTTAAGCGAGGCGATCGATAAAATAAACGAGCTTGAGATTATCTCCTCAGTAACTACCCTTAATGCTTTAGACAAGTCGGCATTAGCTGAATGGAAGATTTATCTCAGCAGTGTTTATAATATGAAGGAATCCGATAACAATGGTGTCTGGCCGGTTAGGCCAGCAGAGTGAGTAAATTTAAACATTTTTTTAGAAGACATCATGTTCAGAATGTAGCCTGCGTTTACTGGTTTCGCTCTGGCTGGTTAATTACGGACCTTACTCTGCTTTATCAGGGCTTCGTTATTTTTAATGTGGAGAAAATTCCCATTACAAAAAATGGCCCACGTCCCTGCGAGCCAGGTAAGAACTTACTTAAAAGGAAGCCCCCATATTCATGAACACACTATTCATGATATGTTCTTTCTCGTTAAACATAACTCTTGAACCCTCATAGCCCACACTGACTGCCACTTTTTCAACTGGATTAACCGTAACCCCGGCACTATAGGCAAACTTATTTGAAGACTCAGATCCGTTCTTCTTAAGGGAATTAGGTTGGGAACCAGAAATAAGTGGTTTGTCTACTTTGGTATGTGACACACCACCAAGAGCAAAAAGGCTCACTTCTTTTGATAAACGATAGGTTGGGCCAACCATTGCAGAAAAATACTCTGCATTTCTGATTGCTTTATTGTCATGTTTTACTGGATCCCCATTTTTCCTTTCCCGTTTTCTTCTGGAAGACGTAGGAGTTATGTCATTTTCCCAGTCCTTTTTCATTGCAGTCAAGGACCCCATCACACCCCATGGGGACGTTGTTTCGTACTGAAACTTAACGTTTCCACCTCGCAATTGACCAAAGTCTTTTAAACGTCCTTGCTGATAGCCAAGTGTTATTGTTGGGTGGGCAGTATATTCACTAGCCATCGCCGTTGAACATATCATTACTGTTGTGGTTAAAGCGGGTAAGATTTTTTTTAACAGCAT